CAGGAAGACCCACAGCGGGTAGATCTTTAATAATGTTTTTAGGATCTGAACACCATATAATGTTTTCGGGTGCATTTTCTCTGTTTATAGGGGTAACAATAAGGTCTGCAAACTTTAAAGGGAACTTTTCTGCGTCAGATAGGCTAGTATCTAGCATAAACTGCAGCATAAAGTTAGACCTCCCCATACTAGATTCTCTTTCTAGTAGATCACCTTCTCTAAATCGTGTATCTGTAGGTTTCCAACTAAGATTTTCGTATGTATCAAGGTCATAAACTAGTTGAGGAGCCAGTAATCCATCGTACATTGCCACTTTTCGAGGATATCGAGCAGGCCAAACGAATGGTTTATAACTTCTTTCTCTCAGTTTATTATATATAGTAAACGTGGTTTGAGGAGTTCCAAGGAACATAATGCGAGAACTAGGCTTAGGAGTAAGGATAGACTCACATTCAGTAACCAATTGTAGAAGTTTTTCACGTTGCATCTCCGTCATGGAG